CATTCCATGTAACGCTGACGTTGCTGGATTAACATTATCCACAACTTTACAACAGGAGCCTTGGTATTCACCTGCTGGTTTCAATAGAGGACAACTCCGTAACGCAATTAAACTTGCTTACTCTCCTCTAAAAGATCACAGAGATTCCTTATATGCTTCACGCATCAACCCAATTGTAGCCTTCCCTGGACAGGGTATCGTACTCTTCGGAGACAAGACTGCACTGAGTTATGTGTCTGCCTTTGACAGAATTAACGTTAGACGTTTATTCCTAGTCATGGAAGAAGCAATTTCAGAGGCTGCTAAGACCCAACTATTCGAGTTAAATGACGAGTTCACTCGCCAGCAATTCAAGAACATTGTTGAGCCTTACCTACGCAGTGTCCAATCAAGACGTGGTATAGTTGACTTCCTCGTAGTCTGCGACGGAACAAACAACCCTGCTGAGTCGATTGACCGTGGCGAATTCTATGCTGAAATCTTTGTGAAACCCACAAGATCTATCAACTTCATCACATTGACCTTCACTGCAACTAGAACTGGAGCAAGCTTCAGTGAGCTAGTTTCGTAATAAGTAAACTCGTGGCACGGCTAAGATAACATCATCGTGCTCAACCTCTAATAGGAGATAATAAAATGTCAGCATTCGACAGCCAGACTTATCCTGGTCAGTCCGAAGGTAAGCAAATAAACGCACCAATTCTAGACTTTAGAAATAGAATTGGTGATCTTGCCCGTCCTAACCTGTTTCAGGTTGAGATCGGATTCCCACAGATAGTAGACAACGGTACACCTCAGTCAGGTGCTACCCCAGGATCACAAGAGCAGAGAGGAGAAGAAGGTGCGGGTCAATCCCGTGCTGGATCTGGAGCCTCTTCTAGTTCACTTGCTTCTTTCTTAGTTAAAGCAGCAAACATCCCAGCTTCAACAGTTGGAGTAATCGAAGTACCCTACAGAGGTAGGTCACTTAAGATTGCTGGAGACAGAACCTTTGAGCCATGGACTATTACAGTTCTTAACGACAAAGGATTCGCACTTCGCTCCAAGTTTGAAGAATGGTCTACTAAGATTCAGGCATTACACCAGAATCTACAAGCACCTAGAGTTATTGCAGAGTATCAATCTGATGCTTTGGTAAGACAATACGATAGGCAAGGTTCAGTGGTACGATCTTACAAGTTTGTAGGAATATGGCCTTCAACAATATCCGCTATTGATCTAGCATGGGATAGCAACGATACTCCAGAAGAGTACACCGTTGAGTTCCAGGTTCAGTACTGGACATACGCAAGTGACGCTAACTCTGGTAACGCAGTTTCAGTAGCTTGATAAATACTTTATAATGCAAAGGAAGGACTAATAATGTCACAACTATTTGGTTATTCGATTGAACGTAAGAAGAAGGGCAAGGCATCTGTCGGCCCTTCTTTTGTATCGAAAGATTCGGATGATGCAGCACAACCCATTGTGGCAGGTGGTTACTTTGGTCAATACGTTGACCTCGGTGACGCAGCCAACAAATCGAGCGATGTAGATCTTATAGGTAGATATCGTGAGATGTCCTTGCATCCTGAGGTGGACCAAGCAATTGGTGATATCGTTAGTGAAGCAATCGCTGGTGATCTAGATGATCACCCAGTAGATTTAGAGCTCTCAAACTTAAGGGTTTCTGAGCCTGTAAAGAAAAGAATTAGAGAGGAGTTTGATAACGTTTTAAGTTTATTAAATTTCGATCAGAAAGCATATGATATCTTTCGTAGGTGGTACATCGACGGAAGACTTTTTTATCATAAAATGATCAACCCTGACAATCCCCAAGAAGGATTGACAGAGTTAAGGTATATTGATCCTAGAAAGATTAGAAAGGTTATCGAATATGATAAACCAAAGGAGAATATATCACCCTCCGACCCAGAAGTAAATACACTGGTACCTAAGAGTGTAGAGTATTTCATTTATTCACCTAAAGGGTTACGTGGGTATGAGAATAGAGGATTAAAAATAGCAAATGATGCAGTATGTTTTGTCCACTCTGGACAATTAGATATGCAGCGTAACTATGTGCTATCACATCTTCATAAAGCTATTAAAGCAACTAACCAGTTGCGAATGATAGAAGATTCTCTGGTTATATACCGCATGTCACGTGCACCAGAGCGTAGAATCTTCTATATAGATGTAGGTAATTTACCTAAACAGAAAGCAGAGCAGTACCTTAAAGAGGTAATGTCTCGCTATAGAAATAAGTTAGTCTATAATGCAGACACAGGAGAAATAAGAGATGACAAGAAATTCATGTCAATGCTCGAAGACTTCTGGTTACCCAGAAGAGAAGGAGGACGTGGAACTGAAATCTCTACGCTCCCAGGTGGACAAAATCTTGGAGAACTTGAAGACATCAAGTACTTCCAGAAGAAACTCTACCGAGCATTAAACGTACCTGAATCAAGGTTGGAATCAGACTCATCATTTAACGTTGGTAGATCTGCTGAGATCACACGTGATGAAGTTAAGTTCCAGAAGTTTATTTCTAGGCTCCGCAAGAAATTCTCTGATCTATTCAACGATCTTTTAAAGACACAATTGGTACTCAAGGGTGTAGTAACTTTAGAAGAATGGGATGATTATAAGGAGCATATTCAATATGATTTCGTTGCTGACAACTACTTCAGTGAGTTGAAAGAGCAAGAGATTATGAATGAGCGTATGGCTCTAGTCGCTCAAATGGATCCTTTTGCTGGTAAATATTTCTCACTTGAATACATGCGTCGTCAGATTTTACGTCAGACAGACGAAGAGTTCAACGAGATACAATCTCAGATGGACACTGAGATTCAAGAGGGTAAACTTGTAGATCCTGTAGAGATGCAGAAGTTAGAAGTTGCTCAAATGGAAATGTCTTTGATGCCTCCTGAGCCAGATCCTGCGGAAGCAGGTATTAGTCCTGCGGACTATAAAAAAGGAGATATCTAAATAGTTTTATATTAATGAATTATTATGCCTACTGAAGTAGCAAGAGATATCGTAAACGCATTGTTTGCGGGTAAGAAAGATCTCTCAGATTATGTAGTCCAAGGTATGAATGCGAAAGCAGTCGATGCCATTGATGCACATAAGCAAGAGGTTGGAAAACATATGTTCAAACCACAGGAAGACGGTCCTGAAAACACCGAGCAACCTGAGGATGCATCACCTGAAGCTTCAGCAGAAACTGAAACTGAAAAAGAAACCGAGGTAACTAAAGATGAAACTGATCAGGGAGGAGATTGAAACTGCTAAAGTAACAATCACTGAAGGTAAGAATGGTAAGAAAAACCATTTTATCGAAGGTGTGTTTTTGCAGGGGGAGATCAAAAACCGCAATGGTCGGATGTATCCTATCTCGACATTGCAGCGTGAAGCACATAGCTATAACGATAAGTACATCACAAAGGGACGTGCACTAGGAGAATTGGGTCACCCTGATGGTCCTACTATCAACTTAGATAGAGTGTCACATCTGATTACTTCTCTTAAGCAAGAGGGTAGTAACTTTGTGGGTAAGGCAAGACTATTGGATACACCAATGGGTAACATTGCCAAGAACCTCATTGATGAGGGTGTCAAGTTGGGAGTTTCATCCCGTGGACTTGGTACTATAAGAGAAAGAGATGGTGTTAAAGTTGTCATGGATGACTTTATGCTCGCAACTGCTGCCGATATCGTAGCAGACCCTTCCGCACCTGATGCTTTCGTCAATGGAATCATGGAAGGACGTGAATGGATCTACAATAGTGGAGCAATTCAAGAGCAAACAGTGGAGCAGATTAAGAAACGAATCGATAATGCTGCACTAAATCAAATGGAAGAGGTAAAACTTTCCGCATTTAACCAGTATTTACAGCAATTGTAATTACCTGGTTGTCTAAATAACTAATAGCAATCGCATTTATCGATACGGAGACTACAATGTCAGAAGAGAATACTAAAACTCTGGATGAATCAAGTGTAACCGCAGGAGCAAAGCCAGCAGAACCCCAAGGTAAACTTGGAGCAGATGGTAGTAGTCTCGGTGGAGTACAAGATTTAGGTGGACCTACACCTTTCAATTCAAAACCAGATGACGATAGTAACAAGTATAAAACTATCGCTGGTGGAAACGCCCAAGCACCTACAACTAAACCATCTGATGCTTCCGCACAGAAGGCAGAGTTTAGTGACAAAGGTGATGTAAAAGCAGGACACGAACCAGAAGGTGACGTGATTGCTGAAGAGCCTGCCGAAAAAGTTATAGAGGTAGATTTATCTGCTGACGTTGCTGCACTCACCGAGGGTGAGGATTTAAGTGACGGATTCAAAGACAAAGCAAAAACAATCTTTGAAGCTGCAGTTGTCTCACGTCTAAACGAAGAGCTAGAGCGAATGCATGAAGACTATGCAAAAGCACTAGAAGCAGAAATTGAGACTGTCAAGTCTGACCTTGCAGAAAAGGTAGACGAGTATTTGACATACGCTGTTGAAGGTTGGATGAAGAAGAACCAACTTGCAGTAGAGTCAGGTATTAAGGCAGAGATGGGAGAGTCAGTCCTATCAGGTCTCAAAAAAGTTTTTGTCGAGAATTACATTGACATTCCCGACGAAAAAGTTGACCTTGTAGATGGTCTACAAGAGCAACTCAATAACATGGAGTCTAAACTCAACGAATCAATTGAAGAAAACGTTGGCTTGTCTAAGCAAGTTGGCGGCTATATTAAGAATGGGATTGTGACAGAGATTGCAGAGGGCTTAAGTCTCTCTCAGAAGGAGAAACTAATTTCTCTAGCAGAAGCTGTTGAGTTTGAAAATGAAGATGCTTTTACAGCAAAGGTATCTACTTTACGTGAATCCTACTTCTCTACGAAGCCTGAGAAGACTACGGTCTCTGAGGATGTTAATGTAGAGAACGCCCCTGAAGCTGGCAGTGCTATGGATGCATATTCACAAGCAATTGCACGTTGGGCAAAATAAATTTATCCACATTCAAAAAAAAATTCGGAGTTAGTTAACTAATGTTTAACGCAGAATCACTCCAAGAGAAGTGGAACCCTATTCTT